ATATCACTGCTTGGCTCCGGGCTGACGTGTATCGTGCGATGCTCTTGCACCGCTTTTACTTGCAGCGGATTGGTTTCAGGGGCATCGTTGAACACCATAAATTCTGGATCGCAATAATACAAAGCGTGATAATTGACAGCGATCAATAAACAATCATTGGGCAGTCTGCCCATATCGGATATCAGGCTCGGGCCGCCACCCAACACCGCGGCGGGTCGGCCTGCATACGCATTTTCCAACGCTGAAAGTTTCAGTTTCATGCCGCGCTCCGCAGCGTAAGCAGCATCGCGACCAAGATCAACACGCCGCCGCAAACCATCTGCGCGATCGGATGGTTAAACTGCAACGCAAGACCGCGATACAACAGCATGATTCCGAGCAGGAAGATAACTTCTTCCACGCCCAGGGCGTCACGTAATTTCGCGAACAGTGCGTTAATCGTTTTCATTGATTTTTCATTTCTCCGCGCATGGCAGCAACATCCTTGCCAATCGCGCGGATTTCGTCGCTGAAGCGTATGGCCATGTTCTGGATCGACTGGTTATTGGCTTCGCGCTGCTGGGAGAAAAATTCACGCCAGGCGGCATCTCTTTTATCTGCCGAGTCGACGAATGTTTTTGTAACCACTTCGATAGAATTGGAATATGCTTTCGTCATGTCTGATATGGATTTCAAAAACTTATCGATCATCATGATCGAAAAAATAATAAATAATCCAACCAACGGAATCTGTATGGCCAGCGAAACCCACGACTCTATGGCTGGCGTCATGAAACTCTCCAAACGGGCGGCACAACAGTGCCTGTCTTTAGCATCCACTCAGGGCACGGATGCGCTAAATGTCCGGGCCGCAGCGCCACCCGCAGCGGAACATCCATCTCGGGTGTGTGCAAATACACGCTCGCGCCATACAATGCATATCCATTTCCCGCCAGCATGCGTCCCTGGTAGGTCACAACCGCGGGCAGTTCGGGAAATAGTTCAACAAATGAATCATGAATCCATAAATGCGGTTCACGCTTCAGCAAGGGGAAATAACAATCCTTCCCGTCGCCCGGGTTAACAATGTGGTTCTCTTTGGTCCTGCATGTTTCCTTGTGGACGAGCGTTGGTGTTGTGAGGCCGTTGACCTCGGCGGGGCTGTATGTCATCGGGTCATCCCAGCGCAAGGCGCGGACTTCATGCCATACGCCCGTGCTGTTTTTAATGGTTTGGATGATCTCAACGAAATTGCCAAAACCCTCGCTGATGCACTCTACCATTGGGATCGGGTCTTTATCCTCTTCATTTGTGCCATCGCCCACATAATGTTTATTGATTCGCAAATGACCAGGCCGCAAAACCAGGCTGGCCGCATCTGCTGATTGGATCTTCCACACAAACGCATACATTTGAGGCAGCAACGGAATAGCATGCCCCTTGCCCATGCGTGTTGGAATCGCTTGATCGTTCAACTCCACTGCATTAACTTCGAACTCCCAAGTCGGATCGCTCATATAAGGCGAAAGCCAGGAGATGATCGCCAGTCTGTTCTTGATGACTGGATAACGCGGCGCTGGTTTCGCACCCAGCACGGTTTGAACATTGACCTGATACATGCTTACCCTTTGGCGATCAGGATCGTGCTGCCGAATACTTCAGCCAAAGGCTGACCGTTGATCACGATGGTGATCGGCGTGGCTGATACAAAGGTGATCTCCGCCTGCACCACGGGATCAGGCGGAAGAGGATCATTGACGATCAATGGGCAGATATCGAATCCCATGTGACGTTGAGCCACCCAGCCATCGACAGGATACCCGCCAGCGCGGATGACATGCAGCCAAACGTCGCCAGTCTTGGCGGTGTTTGGAATATCGGTCGCATGGGTAAAGAGCTCGTCGCCCTCCATGAGCGTACCGCGCGCAACATACCCGTTCACCACAACAGGCACGGCGCTATCCAACACACGCGCAAAGGATGTGTTCGGTCCGCTTCTCAATCCACGATCTGATGCTGGCGATTTCATTTGATATTTCATGGGCATCCTTTTTTGGCAACAAAAAACCCGACGACTCTCTGTAGAGAATCGTCGGGTGCAATTCCGACAGGGACCGCAAAAGAGCGGTCGCTCAATTGTTCAAGATGACGAGCTCAGGATGAGGGGGACATCCTAAGTCCCGTCAACAGAATGATAGCATTAATGTTCTGTTTTTACAAGATGTTTTTTTATCCTGGTCCCAAATTGCCATTGTCAGTAAACGGCCAGTCATGGCGGAAGATCATATCGCCGATCTTCTTCCTGCCGAAATACCCATAGGCTCGCAAAACAAACATCCGCGCGCGCGCCTCGATCAGCATCAACTCGCGCATGCCGATGACCTGATCCTGTTTAATATTTTTCTCGACCCAAATCATCCAATGCGGATCAGACTGTGCCAGGCATAGCAGCGCGTTTTGAAATCGGCGTTTGATATTTGTCCGCAGCTCCATTGTTTCAACTCGCATCTCGGATAAATACATGCGCTGTTGGGCATTCAATCTTGAAGTTTTTCTCACGGCACAGACTCCAGCGTTAACTTCATTGCCTTCTCCGTTGCGATGCTCCTACCAGCCGCGAATCCCTGTATAGGCCATTCCAAAATATAGACCCCACTTTCGTGCACCCACACCAACAGACTCAACCCGCCATGCTCAGTATGTTTGGTTAATCGGTCGGGCTGGTGTTTGCGCAAATCCGAATATCTCAGCCTGCGGTTTAGGATTGTTTTTGTTTCCGCCAGCACCGATCGGCCATTGGGCAAAATTCCTCTATGGTCTCCGCTGACTTTCTCGCCATAGATCACATGGTAAGCGCCTTGATGCCCGACAGGGATCAAATGCACAGGCGTTCCGATCTGCTCGACCATCTCCACTCCCAGCCTGCGCAGCGCAGCCGCGGCGACTCCCTGTCCGTGTTTACCGACTTGCTGTTGAGCCTTCATCGTTGTCTGCCTCTCTTGCAAAATACGGGACATAGATACAATCCACAGGAGCCAATACCTGTTCGCCATTCACATAGATAACGATCAGGCCTGCGCTAGAATCCAAAATCATTGGAGTTGACATATTTCGTAAAATCCTCAATCTCGCGCAACACCGGCAGCCGCACCAGCGCGTCAATCACCGCTGCCAACGGATCGATGCGGCGCGTATCGCCCGCTTTCTTTTTTGAGATCATAATATTTTCTTTTGAATCAACGATCTGCATGGCATTCCCAACACTCCACTTCAGCAGAGGAGAACCATCATGCACGATCTTTCCCTCAGCCACCATCTCCCTAAATAATTTGGTCGGTTCGGAAAGGATCTTCATCCACTGCGCGATCTCGATGGTGGTATATCCCAGGTCCTGCATTTCGTTTGCAAAATGTGTGGCGTTGTATGGGTCGTAGCACATCTCATGGATTTTCCAGCCGCGTTCGATTTCCATATCCTGCAGGTGCGTTTGCAAACGATGGTAATCGGTCACCTCTCCATCGGTCTTGATCACCCAGCCGTCACGAATCCAATCTTTGTAGGGTATCTTGTCGGTCTTTTCATGGCGTGTGATCGCGGCGTCTGGTATGAATCCTGTCGCCGTAATGGCAACACGTCCATCAGGCAAAGCGAATACATGTCCGTCCGCGGTTAGATCGATTTTCTTCGAGAGATCCACACCCACCAGACACAGTCGATCTTTGGTCAACATCAGGAACTCTTCGCGCGAGACGGCCAGCTGGTCCCACTTGGACATATACTCGCCCATGAAAGTATCCTCATTTCCGTGTATCCAGATATTCAAATTCTTGACACGGAAGGTGCGGATCTTCGCGGGGTCCTTCGAGCCGAATGCTTCGTCATGCTGTTCTTGCAAACGCGCCAATCCAGCTGGCGTGATGGCCCGCAGCGGGTTGGACTTGATCCAGTTGGATGGATTGTGCTCGTCATCGTTCTTTTCCAGCTCGCGGATCATCACGAAATAGCGATCGTTGGCGATATCACCAGCCAGGATCTGTTTGCAGTAGGTGTATTCTTTGTAACAGGGCGACTCCACATCCATGCCAGCCGTGGTGATGATCGTCATCAATGCCTGGGCGCGCTGTCCCCAGGCAGACCAGAGCAGATCATAAATTTCCGAAGTGGGGTGCGCGTGGTATTCGTCGATAATGGCCCCGGATGGATTCAAGCCATCTTTATTTTTTGTGTCCTTCGATAGCGGCGTCATTTGTCCGCCGCGTGTCACGTGGCTCATTTCATAATCCCGAATTTTCAGACGCTTGCGGATGTCTGGACTCTTGCGCGCCATCGCCATTGACGCGCGATATAAAATGCGGGCCTGCTTTTTGTCTACAGCTGCCGGGTAGACCGCGGGCGCTTCCTCACTATCTCCCACCATAAGATAATTTGCCACAGACGCCAGGCGTGTGGTCTTCGCATTCTTGCGCGCCTCTTGAATGTATGCCTTTTCAAAACGACGATTGCCGGTATCTTTATGCACCCATCCAAAAATACAACCCATGTCAAACTTATGAGCAGGGATCAGCTCTATGGGCTGGCCAGCCAACGGTCCTTCAACATGGTGACAATAGGTAAACCACCTGTATATGCGGTCCGCCTTCAGATCGTCAAAGCGCCAAGGGTAATTGTCGTCCCGGTCCGGAATTGTCCCCATCACACTGCGCACACGTTCGATCAAATCCTGCTCCAACTGACCTGATCGCGCCAGATCATATAAATGTCGAATGCACGCCATTCGTTCCGCATTACCTACGACTCTGGTCAGCTCCACAGCCTCAATTGCATATTGCGTGGCTGGATTCATTGATCAAATTCCTTGCCGAACGGATCGGCATTGGGATCTTCAGCGATCTTCTTAACCAGCCGTGCGCGAGCTGTCGGATTAAATCCCAGCTTGTCCGCATACGCGCTGATCAGTCGCGCCCACCCTTGCATCGCCTTTACGTCATCAACTCGTTTTCTTTTTTTGTGCGCGATATGGATATATTGCACATTCGCATCACAGTAGAGTGCGAGCGTTTCCCGATCCAGAACATCCAGCAATGCCTCGCTGGCTTTCAGACCGGCAACCTCCTCGAGCTTCCGCCGCCAAATCTCAAGCGCCTGATCACTCAACCAGGCAGGCGGGGTGATCGGAGAATTTATTTCGCGCTGCAATCCTTCCGCTATTTTCTTGCGCGACTCTACCTGGGCAGTTGTCCAATGCTTGCCCTTGCCCTTCTTCCCGACCTGCATCGTTGATGCAGAAACGACCTTCGTTGGCATATCAGCTCACAGACTCCCGCTCGGCCCGCGCCGCCCCAATCCAATTCCACCACCACCAACGCTTTGAATATAGGTAAATTGATGGCTCGATCGGGGACTCTTTCTTGCGTTTGGA